TATCAAATCGTTAATCGAAAAAGGCTTTGATGTGTTGTCGTCAATCAATCTATCGATTGCTTTTTGATACAATTCATAAATTAGATTATGATTTAATTTTAAATCATCATAGGTAAAATTTCTTTCCTTGCAAATAGTTTGAAAAGACTTTGTCACCCGTTCTGATGACTTAAGACATACAAATAAATCATTTGTGGACATACTGCCGATACTGGTGTTTTTTGGTGTGTTCATAAAATCCCCCATAATTTAATAAATTTAATTTAATGGCCAAAATTAAAGCCATTAAAAAACGGGGGAAATAATCGGATATAATATTAATCAAGCCATTCAATCGGTGATTGATGGGGAGTCAATCCCGATGTGCTGAATTAAATCAGTCCTGTTTTCAAAGAACTACAATTATAATTTACGGATAGTAAACAATAGAAACAAGTATTTTTTTTAATTTGACAGAAAAAAAAGCAAAAAACGATCGAAAAACTACTAAACATAGGGTTTAATGGTCAGTATGATTACTAAAAGGATGTGTAGTCCAGGGTTGAACAATCATTGAAAAGTATTCAAATTTGAATCGAAAACAGCAGTATTTTATTAAACATTGTTAAACAATAATATTAATATGTTATCATACATTCAAGGTGATTTAAAAACGAGGATTTTATATTTTGTTTAGTACTACACAAACGCCAGGCAAACAGATGTTTAGTATTACCAGTAAATCCAGCAGTCAACCCAGCCATAAACACCCATCATCAAGTAATTATAGAAGCATGAAAGTATTATTTTCTCAATCGTACAGTAAAGCAAGGAATACGACACAATATTAAAATAGAGCAGTTCTTTATTTATCCAGTCAATTGTGCCGGTATTACTCCACAGTATCATAGAGCAAGTAGTCAATTAAGAGAGTAAAGCAAGTCAATGTAGTTTATCGGTTATTACTCAATTATTGAATTATAGTTCTCAGTGAAGAACACCGTACAAATTAGAATAGACTGTGCGTGCACATTAGAGTAAAGCAGGATAGACAAGAGTACACCAAACAAGTGTATAGTAAACTGGAGTATACTAAACCAATGTGTAGTAGAGTAGGTAGGGGCACCGTATCGGCCTCACCCGTTTTTATTGAGATAACACCCCACACCCACCACACACCAAATTTACACTTGACATCCGTTCAGTATTTCAGTAATATGTACTCAGAGTTCATATTATGAAGATGAAAGAAGTTCAAGCATGGCTGTATAAGTATGGCTGGACCCCGACGATGATTACCGAGCTGAACAAGGAGCGTGTAGCTCTCGGGTATCCTCCGCTATGGGATGAGTGATGATACAGAAACGAAACGGCTACTGGTGAGTAGTCCACGGTCATCCCAGGAAGAAGGGAAGCAAGACCGATAAGCCGAAGGGTTCGGTGATAAAGTGCCACAAAACGAAGGAAGCGGCGGTAAAGCACCATAGGGCTATAATGGCGAATAAGTAATGGCTAAGAAGAACACCGAGTACGTCATAGAGGCGTTGAAGCAGGAAGGCCAGAAGAAGATACACGGCCACAAGAAGATTCACGCCCTGGCGAAGGCTCTCTGGAACATAGCCATCAACGACAAGGACATAGACGGAGAGCACCCGTATTCGGCCAGAGACCAACTGAAGGCTGCTGAGTTCATCACGACCATGATGGAGGGCAAGGCTACCGAGAAGAGGCAGCACACCCTTGACATATTCCATCACTACCCGGAGCTCGAAGACAGGGTAGACGACGACAAGTACAAGGTGGTTGAGATTGAAAGTCGTACTGTATGAGGACAGAGACCTGAACTGCGAGTTCACCCTTGAGCCCGTAGAGAAGATGAAAGCAATCCTCCGGGAGAAGTTTCCCGAGGCGAAGAACTTCGATATAGCGATAAACCGTGTGCCGAGCCGACAGGTCCGCATTGCGGTCGAAGGAGAAATCGATGGCTAAGAAACGACCAGCAAACAACGGCTCAGGCGGAGGCAAGAGGCTTAACCGGAACACTGGCGGCTGCAAGAAAGGAGGCCCCGGAAAAGGCAAAGGCCAGAGGCGGGGCAAGGGCACAGGCCGAACCAAGTGAAAGAGTTCACGTTTGAAGACAAGGGCGCCCGGTACAAGTACAAGTACGCCCGTATAGTCAAGGACCTGAACAGGGCCCGGGACCAGGGCGATACCGAGGCGGCAATAGGCATTATCAGGCGCTACTGCAAGAAAGACCTCTTCTTCCTGCTCTACTTCATTCTGAACATCCGGCAGTGCAACCATCCCTGGGTTGTCGAGAGAATCAAAGAGGTTGAGGACCAGAACGACATGACCCTTGACCTGTGGGCCCGGGAGCACTGGAAGACCACCATCTGCACCATAGCGTTAAACATTCAGGAAATACTCAAAGACCCCGAAGTCACCATCTGCATATTCTCAGAAACACGAAACATAGCGAAGGCGTTTTTACGCAGAATAAAATTTATCCTTGAGCAGAACGAACTGCTGAAACAGTCCTTCCCGGACGTCTTGTGGTCCAACCCGGCGAGCCAGAGCCAGTCACTCGCCTTTACCTGGAGCGAGGACTCCGGGCTCATTGTCAAGAGAAAAGGGACATTCACCGAGGCGACCGTTGAGGCATGGGGAACCGACAGCCTCCCGACGGGAAAGCACTTCGCCATTCTCGACTTCGACGACATGGTAAACGAGAAGACGGTCAACACCCCCGAGCAGATGGACAAGCTCAAGAACTCATTCCAGCTCGCACAGAACCTTACCCGCCTCGGCGGAAAGGTCCGAATAAAGGGAACCATCTACCACTTCGCAGACCTTCACCAGCACCTTGAGGAGACCGGCGAATGGTTTGTCAGGAAGTACCCGGCAGAGGATGAGGACGGCCACGGCGTTTACATGGACGGCGAGACACTCCGGCGGAAGCGGAAAATCATGGGCAAGTACGTCTATGCGTCGCAGATGCTCCTGCGCCCCTTCGCCAAGGAAGACCAGGTCTTTGACGTGCAGTGGATTAAATACTATTCGCAGAGGGCCCCGTCCACCAACCGTGCCATATTCGTTGACCCCGCGCGGACATCAAAGCCGCAGGCGGACTACTCTGTCTTCGGCGTAATCGACCTTGACCCCCTCAACAACTACTTCCTTACCGACCTTGTCCGAGACAGGCTTGACCTCCAGGACCGATGGCGGACTCTCCGGGAACTGGTCAGGACGTGGAACTGCAAGGACGTCTACTACGAGAAAACAGGCTCCGGCATAGTGGACATACAGTACATCGAGGAGAAGATGGACCAAGAGGGGATTTTCTTTAACCTGGTTCCCATCGACCACCAGAAGGTTCCGAAAGAGGAGCGGATAAAAAAGATTCTCGTTCCCCTGTTTCAGGAAGGGCTGTTTCGGATGCCTCACGCAATTATTTATTACGATAAAGACGAGAAGCGGCACGACCTTATTCACGAGTTTATAACCGAGGAGTTTACCCGGTTTCCGTTTTCCACGCATGATGACATGATGGACCTGCTCTCTATGGTGAAGTCTGCCGACGTGGATTTTTATCCGCCGATAACCATAGAGCCGGAGATTCACACAAAGGCGTGGAACCCGCTTGAATCAGACCGTTATGACGACGGCGTAACATGGATGGCAGGATGAGCGACAAAGATAAAATCAAAGACGTCAAAGAGTGCTTTGACAAGACTGCGACTGACCTCGACGGCCTGATGACGCAGATGGAAGAGGACTTCCAGATGTATCTCGGGGACCAGTGGGAGCAGGCAGACAAAGAGAGGCTTGAGAAGGAGAAGAGGCCGATACTCTCTATCAACAAAATCAAGAAGGGCATTGACGTTATCACCGGCTACCAGATGCAGAACCGGAATGAAATCAAGGTTCGCCCCATCGAGGGCTCAGACCAGGCTCTTGCCGACGTTTACACTGAGGTTATCAAGTGGGTACTAACGGACGGCGACAGCGGCTTTTCTCAATCCCAGGCTTTTAAAAACGCCTGTATCGGCGGGCTCGGGTGGCTCCATCCCCAACTGGTATATGACGACGACATTGTCAACGGGGACCTCATTGTCACCAGCGAGTCCCCCTTCCGCATGTACTTTGACCCTGACCTTACCCACCCCGGCCTCCGGGACTGCAAATACCTTATTCGCCACGCCTGGGTCGATAAAGACGCACTCAAGATGGATTACCCGGAGTACAAGAAAGACATTGACGCAATGAAGGCTGGCAACGAGAACGCCTTCAAGATACAGCAGCCGAGGTCCACCACGAAGAACCGCATGTCCGTTATCGAGAAATGGTATCGGGAATACGAGTTCAAGCATTTTATCCATGACGCAACCACCAACCAGATAACCGAGTGGACAAAGGACATGGAGAGTATCGGGAAGATAAAGAAGCTCATCGAGGAATACCCGGATGAGATGGTTCCAGAAACAGAGACAACCTACGGACAGCTTACCGTAATCAAGAGGAAGCTGCCGGTTATCAAATACATCATGGTTCTTGAGAATAAGCTGATTTTATCCGAGGGCCTTTCGCCGTATAAGTCCCGGCAGTATCCGTTCATCCCGGTATGGGGATGGTTTGCGCCCGGATTCAACGACTGGGAGTGGAAGGTTCAGGGAATAGTCCGGGTCCTCAAGGATTCGCAGCGGGAAGTCAACAAGTCCCGTTCGGCCATTATGCACGCTGTTATGTCAATGCCCCTTTCCGGGTACTGGTTTGAAGAGGGTGCGGTTAAAGACCCCGCAGACCTTAAATCGGCGGGCGGCGGAGTCAAGACCATCGCCGTAAAGCCGGGGAAGAAGGTAAACGAGCTTCCTCCTCCGACACTGCCAACGTCAGTTGCGCAGATAGAGCAGCAGCACAACCTTGACATGAGGGAGATGGGGCCGAACCCCGACCTTCTTGGCATGATAGGCGGCGGCACGGGCGCTTCAGCGCCGGGCATTACCCTTCAGCTTCGACAGAAGCAGGGCATTATGTCCAACCAGGACGTGTTTGAGTCCCTGAGTTACGCAAACAGAAGATTCGGCAAGTTCGTTATTGACATTGTGAACAACCATTACTCAGCAGAAAAGATTTCAAGGATTATAAACCGGGAACTGCCGCCCCAGTGGGAAGAGGCCAAGGAAAACTCAAGGTACGACTGCATGGTGGACGAGGTTGCGAACAGCCCGACGTACCGTGTGATGAACTTCATGGTGCTGACAGAGCTTGCCAAGCAGGGATTACCGGTTCCGATGACAACTCTGGTAGAAGCAACAGACCTGCCGATGAACACCAAGCAGGAAATTATACAGTATATTCAGCAGCAGCAGCAGATGGCAGCCCAGCAGCAGGGTGCTCCCCCGGGACCCCCGCAGGGACCGCCGCAATAAGGGAGGTATGTGATGCCTGAAAAGAAAAAGGAACAAACAGCGCAGGCCGAACTGGACTTTATGAACTCTATTTATCCCCAAGCCATGCGCAACATGGTACAGCAGGCGGCAGCGAACCAGGCCCGGGGACTACAGGACCTTGTTCAGGGAGGCTTTCAGCCCGGTAGTGGCCAGATGTTGACGCCGCAAATGATCGCTATGATGGAAAGGATGCGGGAGCAGAAGGGGCTCGAACACCTTGTCAATGCCGCAAATGCGGCAATGTATGAAACGCAGAATCCGCCTGGTAGTGCGGAAGCGGGAGAAGGCGGCTTTTTGCCTTTGGCCCCGAGCAGATATAACCCCAGGACTGAAACGGTTTCTGACCTGACGTATGAGCTAAACCGACTGTGGGGGAAATAGAAAATGGGTCTTGGGAAACATATAGTCGAACATGAAATTTTAGGTGTGGCTGACATCTCAGCCAGGCTTGCTGTTTTGGAGGGACAGGATGAAATCTACGAAATTTACGAAAGTATTAACGCAGGCGCAGGTGCAGCAGCTATCCCGGTCAATGCCACCGTCCTCCTCAATCGATACCCCGCAGCAGGAGACGCCCTCATTACCCAACTCGACGGCAACGGACGACCGATTGACGAGCCTGCGAGGACGGCTGGGGGTGTTGTCATTACGACAACGTTTGATGCAGGAGGGAATTGGGTCCTGTCAGGCGTACCTACGGCGTATCCGGTTGCTCTCATATATCAAGTTAGCATTGATAGGCAGTACGCTAGCAATATATCTATTGCACAGATTGTCGACAAGTTCGAGCTTTACGAAGCTGATGAAATCGTTTATGACAATAGTGGGTCTGGACTAACCTCGAACGATGTTCAAGGGGCGATTGACGAGTTAAATACAGTAGTTGGTGGTGCTGGTTATTACAGCATGAAAAACAGTGTTCTTGTTAATCCTGATGTTGCAGAGGTAACGGGGAAAAGGTATCAGTCTATTGCGAGCGCCCTGGCCTACATAGCGACCCAGACTCCCGGCCAAATTAACCGGTGGTCGGTGGTCGTTTCCGGTCACAACACGGAAAACTTTGCCATCCCCGCTTACGTGGCTATTGTTGGAATCGGGGAGGCTGCAACTCTTTGGGGAACAATAACCAGCGCCGGTATTTCTGGCGATTGGAGGCAGTATCTTATTTATAATTGTACTGTATCGAACGTGAACCCTGGAGCGAGTCAGCAGATAGCCTGTGTTAATACTCATATTATAAATTCCACCGTAGCGAACGGCAGGCTTCGTCTTTATAATTGCTATATTGAAGATTGTGATTGGAGCGGTGCGAATGAAGTATTTGCCTTTAGTTGTGTGTTCAGGTCTGGCAGTGCTGCTAATATAAATGCTGCTGATGGACAGTTTCATAATTGCTATTTTGACTTATATCTTGATATATCCCAGGGTGATTTTTACAACTGTCGATTTGCGAACTCAATAGACCTTGAGCCGTCTGGAAATCTTAACCTGTATAATTGCAGATGTGACATGGTAAACAGGTTTTTTGTTAATGCGGGAACCACCTACGTTGAGAACTGCACGGTTAGAGATGTTGACGTAGACAACGGGACAATCACGTTCAAGCAAAGTACGATTGAAGACCTGGATATGTCCGGCGGAACAGTAAATGTCTATAACTCCATAATGGCGTCATTGACAAATACCGGAGGAACACTGAATGTTTATGGCTTTTTCTTTGATAATTCAACCAATATTCTTACTGCGGATGAAGCGCAGGCAGCCATTGAGGAGCTTGCGGGAATAGCAGTCCGGAGGTTTACCACTGTCGCCAATGCGGAAGCGGCGAACGGAACGGATAACGATTTATGCTATGTTGTTGAAACAGAAACATTATACAGATACGAGTCGGCAGGAGCAGCCTACACGGATGATAATATGTACGTCCTGTCAACGGCGGATGCGGGAAATACAAGATGGCTTGGCGTTGCTGGACAATACGCTATCCTCCAGCCAAGAGTTCTTGCGACATACGCACGGCTCGGAGCGGAGGAAATAGATGGTGTTGGAAACGCAATCGACACGAACATCTCACTCTACCAAGTTCCGGCGTCAACCTATGCTGAGTCGGTCAAAGTTACGATTTGCAATAGGAATAACAGTGTTGTTGCCGTGCGGCTTGCTCATGTTGATGGTGCTATTGGTGCTGTGGCTGATGAGGACTACATTCTTTACGACGCAGAACTCGAATCATACGAAACCAGAACAATCGTCATAGGCGGCATGGTCGCCACAGACTCAATACTTATACGGTCAGATACGGTTGATGTGAATTTCGTTGCTACTGGTAAGACTTATGCTGCCGATGGTGGATGGAGGCGACTCGGGGCGACCACGGTAGTTGCCGATACCGACACCGCCCTGTACACGGCAACCGGGTATGTCGAGAAGGTTTCGATTGTCGCATGTAACAAGGACGGGGTAAACGCTGTTAATGTTCGCATTGCCCTTATTGACGGAGCTATTGGAGCCTGGGCGGATGAGGATAATCTGGTATATGAGGATCCGCTTCTCGCAGGTGAAACAAAGGTCTATGACTTTGAAATAGACATGGCGAACTCGAATACTATAGGAGTTAGGTCTGATGATGCTGATGTAAACTTTATTGCGTATGGACGGGTGGCAGTCTAATGGAACTGAGTCTGACTACAATTGTATCTATTATCAACACTCTGGTGGTGGCTATTATCGTGCCATTGTTAAAGTATATCTGGTCGAACAATATAAAGCAGATTGACGCACGGTTCAAGGTTATTCAAGACGGCCAGAAGGACGAGAAGAGATTCTGGCAGGATGTTTATGCGAAGCACGACACTGCTATTCACGAACTGTACGACCGGACAAAGGAGATATGCACCATGTCCGAGAAGAACGGCGAAAAGATAGCAGCGCAACGACAACTCTGTGACGAGAGGCACAAATAATGCCGACTATACAATATCCATTCACCACACCAGGCAATTATACCTACAATACTGACGAGATTGAAGTCTCGGGTGGGACTGCTCACCTTACCGACCTTTTTAATCTTTACATGACCAACGAGGGAGCGACCTTCTATAATGATTTCATCAGCCTTGACGGTCTTTTCGGAGCAGGGGTCCTGACCGGAACGGCTTTTAACGGAGCCGCCGTCGCCGCTGGCCTATTGGACCTTACCGGCGCAGTGAACAAATATGTCGATTATGCGGGGGCGGCCAATGCTGACTTTGCGCAGACCGGGTGCATAAGGTTTATCTATGTTCCCAACTACAACGGCAACCCTGCCAATGTTCAATTTTTCGTTAATATCAGTAACGGTGTAAACGCAAATAACGAAGTTACGATTTACAAAAATGTCGCCGGAAACCAGGTTGTAGCTCAGATATATAATTCTGCTGGCGGACTGCTCTGTCAGTTGACGGGAAATAATATAGACGCCGTTGGCGTTCCGGTTGAAGTCGAGTTGAATGTAGATACTGCAACAGGAGCGCACAGGCTTCTGATTAACGGTGTTACCGCAGATACTGACGCAACGGCAGGGACGAGGACTGCAACATCCACGCAGTTGAGAGTCGGTGAAAATAGAACACTCACCGGCAATGCGGACTACTCAATGGCAGACCTTTTGATATTCGACGAGGTTAAGCACACTGCCGATTATACTCCCGATTGGAGCGATATACCACTCGTTCCGTATGACATCACCAACCCGACGATAAGGTTCAACTCCACCTTTATTACTGACGAGCTTGAAGGATTTGTCGAAACGTCCACAAAGCCCGGCACTGACGAGGTTAAGTATGTTCTTTCAAAGAATGGAACCGATTATTATTGGAGCGGGTTGGACTGGGTCGAGAGTGACGGAACCTATGCTCAGGCAAACACGGCGGCGGAAATAGAGACAAACAAAGCGACGTTTGTAACATCATCCACACTGGTGGGGATAAAGGCATTACTTCACAGCAACGACGGCTCTACCATGCCCTCGCTTGATGAGCTTGATGTTACTTACAGTTACGGCGGTGAGACGCCTGATACGATTGAGACTTGTATCGTGCATGGCTACAGCATAGACCCGGAGGGTAACCCGAGCACGGACACCTTCTCGGTGCAGCTTGAGAATGACGTAGTTGAGTATAAGACAAACACCATACTCAGGCAGGAGAAAATCACGGTAACTCCTGATGCGGCAGGGTTCTTCGAGGTTATCCTGGTTGAGTGCGAAAACATGATTGGAACTAATTACTATCTTTTTGATTTTGGAAAGGGTTTAGAGTACAGGGTCTCCGTGCCGAACTCCGGCACAGCCAAGCTTAATGACCTTATACCATAGGAGAATACTATGTCACTGGTAGACGAAATATTTGCAAAGATGATGGACGCCGGGATGGGCGAGGCTCAGACCGTAGTCTGCATGGAGGACGCAGACATGGTGGTCGCCTCATCTCAGCGTATCGCTTTTCGGTATGAGATTATCGAACACGAATCTTCAAACAGGTATTACTGGGTTGAAATCGAGATAGGGAAAAATGCGGCGGGGACGACAGTCCGTGTCAAGCATAATAGTACGGCTATAACAAAGCCTGCCTGGGTTCCCTATTCCGATGCAGACCTTGGTTAATATAAATCGGTCGAAAATGCTACCGCCGACGGGTAGCGAGGAGTAAAAATGCCAGCACCAGATACGGGCTTTGAACAACCCACGCAGCCGGTGGGTACTGACGGGCAGCAGGGTGGGGACCAGCCGCCGGTTCAGACAAAAGAAGAAGGACACCAGGAGACCGTTCCCGAACTTATGGGGGAGCAGGCTCCCGAACTTCAATTAACCCCGGAAGAGTATGAGCAGCAGATTAACGCTTTTAAAACGAAGAGTCAGGATGAAGTAAACAAGCGGCAGCAGCTTGAGCGTGAGCGGGACTACCTGTATCAGGTGCTCGCCCAGCAGCAGCAGCTGCCGCAGCAGCAGACAAAAGAGGACCCCCTTGCGGGGCTCAGTGACGAGGATATTGTTGATGTTGCAACCGTAAAGAAGATGGTTGGCCAAATGCTTGAGAGCCAGATTCAACAGCATGTTGACAGACCGGCCCAGGCCATACAGCAAACCCTCACGAAGTTGAGCATAAACCAGGCTAGGCTCGCCCATGATGATTATAACGAGGTTTATAATCTCTGCGACGAGATGGTTAAGAATGACCCCTCGGGGCGCCTGTTCTCGTTCATCCAGAACTCGCCGGACCCTGGAGAAGAGATATATCGGATTGGGATGACCCATCAGAATTATATCCAGAACCAGGTACAGAAAGCGGGAAAGAAGGTTGCTCAGACTATTCAGCAGAATAGTAATAAGCCGCCAACCCTGAGTAATATGGGGGCGACTGGCAACCGAAAGGCTGATGCTGTCCGTCGTATAAAAGAATGGACGGCAGACGAAACGGAAGCCGAAATCACACGAGTTATGAACGGAGAATAAAATGCCTAAGACAACTACCGTACAGGTGGACCCGGCCATATCGACCTTTTATGACAAGGTTCTTTTGGTTCGGGCACTCCCGGAGTTGTGCCATAACTTATTTGGACAAAACAGACCTCTGCCGACAGGTTCAGGGGATACAATCAAGTTTCGACGATATAATTCTTTGAACCCGGCGACTGCCCCTCTGACCGAGGGCATTACGCCTGCGGCAGTGCAGTTGTCCAAGACGGACCTGACATCGACCATCAAGCAGTATGGTAACCTGGTTCAGATTACCGACATGGTAGAATGGACAAACCAGGACAAGGTTCTTACCGAAGCAGCAACCCTGCTCGGGGAGAACGCCGGACAGAGTCTTGATATTATCTATCGAGAAACTCTGGTTGCTGGTACGCAGGTCAGGTATGGCACGGGCGTTGCGAATCGGCTGGCAGTCAACAACAAGATTGCCAACACCGATATGAACATCGTAATCCGGGCCTTGGAAAATGCAAACGCCAAGCATTTTACCAAGATGATTCAACCCATGAATAAGTATGCCTCTTCGCCTATCAGGGCAGCTTATTGGGGAATTATACATCCAGATGTCCATTACGACATCCAGAGTATAACAGGGTGGACCCCGGTCCACGAATACGCCAGCCAGCAGGAGACCTATCCTAACGAGGTAGGAGCCTATAAGAACATCAGATTCATTATGTCCACGTATGCCAAAGTTTTCGCTGACAGTGGTGCAGCAGTAGGTGGCGGTTGGAAATCAACCGGTGGTGTAACCAATGACGTTTACATTACCCTGATTTTCGCCAAGAACGCTTACGGTATCTGTCCGCTTTCAGGCCATGCGCTTGAAAACATCAGAAAGCCGAGAGGTTCTGGAACTGACTACCTCGACCAGTACAGCACGTCTGGCTGGAAGGCCGCAACCACCATTAAAATCCTGGACGACAGCTTCATGTACAGGATAGAAACTACGGCAACGGCGTAAGAGGAGGATTAGTATGGGTGAGCTAATAACAGGATATACAACCGGTACTGGTGCTTTGATTACGGTGGCATGTGGATTTAAGCCGACCTTGGTTCGGCTGTTTGATGCAATGGGCGGAAAGCTGGGAACTTGGCGTTCTGGAATGGCGGATGCGAGTTGCTTCCTTGAGGACCAGAGCCTCGACGGGGCAATGACCGACCCCATTCCTGCGATAGGCACTACGGCTGCTAATGTGGCCAATAAAGCATTTACTTTCAGGATAGCGGGCGTAGGGTACAGCAAGGCTGCTGTTGCGGCTGGTACTGCACCTACGGCGACCACCATACCTCAGAACAAATGGGGTCTGTTTGGCTGGGAAATCGCAGCCGACGGAACCATTGACTCTGGTGCGGATGCGGCGGGTAACGCTGCTGGTTACGCTTCCGAGGCGCTTGCAATCGCAGCCCTTCCGGCAGCGAGCGCAAACCACGTAATATTTATGTACGTGACGGTTATGAGCACAAACGTCGCAGGCTTTGTCGGGGCAACCGACGGGTTTGCTGACGCCGACGTTACTGCAAACTATTACACCAACTCGGACCTGCTTATCAAAAGTGGAGGTATCACTCCCCAGGATGAGAACGACAACACGACCGGTCGTGGCTTCACGATTGGAACCAATGCGTTTCTCAACAAGGTGGGCGACACCATCTACTACGAAGCATTGCGAGAATAACCGGACGGGGGAGGGGCGACTCTCCCCCACCCCGGATTTTAGGAGGATTAAATGATACCAGGAGCACGAGGCATAGACCTCAGAAAACAAAACAAGGGAACCATCATCGTCTACAACAACGACATGCCGCAGGGTTCGGACATCGTTGTCGGCGTTAATGGCAACCGGTTCACCATTCAGGAAGGAAAAGAAGTAATTGTTCCCTCGTCAGTTATTGACGTACTCAATGATGCTATCATTGAAGAGCCCATTGTCGATGCGTTGGGCCGTATTCAGACAGATGAAAACGGGAACATGAAGATGCGGAAGAAAAACAGGTTTATCGTAAACATCATCAAGGACCCGAAGAATACAAAGCGGGGAAGACCCAAGGTTAAACAAGAGCCGGAGGTCGAAGATGAAACCCCGGAAATGAAGGTCCTGGACGAATACAAGGAACCGGAACATAAGAAGACTACCACTAAAAATATTGGTGGCGAGTTGGACGAGGAGAACCTTGTGGACGACTACGACGCAGAGGAAGAAGATGACACTGACGGAGATATACAATAAAGTAGTCTGGTACGTATTTGGTGATACGGCCTCTATTCCCACGAGTGTTGCTGCCAATCTCCAGGGGGACGAAGGGCTTATCGCACAGATACACCGGCGAGTACAGGTGGAATGGGACTACTGGTTCCAGCAGTACGAAGATACAATGGCGGTAACGTCCGGGAACAACACCTATTTGATGCCGGGTACGTTCAAGAAGGAAATAGAGTTCTATTTTACGGACGCCAGCACCGGACACAGCAGAGAGCCTTTAACCAGGCTTATCCGGCACGAGAAGGTGGCAACCTTTCAGGACCCGACGGAGGAAGCGGAGTACCCGACTCATTACGAAACCGTCAGGAACAGGCTGTACCTGTACCCAACGCCAAATCAGGACTTAACTTTAAACCGCCGGTACATCAGGATTCTACCGAACCCTGGCTGGCCCGACGGAGAGGACTTTGTGACGAACGAAGCCACAATGGTCCTCATTTATCTCGCAGTTATTGAGCTATGCAGCGTTCTTGATTACGACAAGAAGCTCAATCTCTTTGCAACAAAGTATAAAATTGAACTCGATACCCTTCGGGAGCGTGATTGGGAATACAAGTTCCCGAGGGGTGGAGACATGAACTATAAGGGGTTTTAGTGGCCTACACAGAAACATGGAATGAGGCAAAACCCGCTGATACCGACTTCATATTTGACGGGTCCGGTCAGTTGCGCAAGTTTAAAGTTGCCATAAGGGAACGGCTTCTCGTTCTTAGTCCGATTGGTTCCATAATCGACTATGGTTCCGACACCCCGCCCGAGGGCTGGCTGGTTTGTGATGGGTCCGCTATTAGCAGGGCTACTTATGCTGACCTGTTTGCCGTAATTGGCACTGCTTTCGGGAATGGCGATGGGGCTACCACCTTTAATCTCCCGGACAAGAGGGGTAGGTTTTCCAGGGGACGGGCGAACGGCCAGGCTACCGACCCGGACCGTGCAACGAGGACGGCTATTTCCGGCGGAAACACCGGCGATAATGTTGGCAGCTATCAAACCGACCAGTATCTTGCTCACAACCATACGCTATATCGACGTACCGCCGGTGGCGGTTCGACCGGATATTCGTCAGCACTTATTGGGCAGCCCAGTTATACTTACGCTTATACTTATAATGCTGGCGGTAACGAGTCAAGACCTATCAACGTGTACTGTACTTCTATCATAAAATATTCGGGTATATTCTAATGGCTTATGCTGAATCATGGGACGTTCTTGTTCCGAGAGACAACGACTACTATAAGGATGGAGCCAACCAGATACGCAGGTTTAAGACAGCCATTCGTGAACGCGCGAATGACATTTATCCTGTAGGCACAGTTCTTGAATGGGGGAGCCATACTCCGCCGGATGGCTGGCTTATTTGTGACGGCTCGGCTATAAGCAGAGCAACTTACGCCATTTTGTTTGCAGTGATTGGCATTGCTTTCGGCAACGGGGACGGAGCCACGACGTTTAACCTGCCAGACACGAGAGGAAGGTTTATCCGTGGTCATGCAGATGGTCAGGCCACTGACCCCGACCGGGGAACAAGGGTAGCCATTGCTGGCGGTAATACTGGAGACAATATCGGTAGTTACCAGACGAATAACAATAGGTCTCATAAACACGAAGTTTATTGTGACGGTCTGGCCGGTGCAATAACCTGCTTTCAACTTAGCTTCGCCATTACAGCCGCTTGGGTCGAGAACACAACGACCGATGGTGGAAACGAGAACAGGCCGAAAAACGTTTATGTGAATCATATTATAAAGTATGGGAGAGATGAGTTTTGATTGAGACCTGGGATGAGGCGGCCCCTGCTGACGTTGACGACTTTTATCTTGGCGCAAGTGAGATAAGGGAGTTCAAGAGGGCCATTGCGGAAAGGGCGAATGTTTGTTCTCCTGTTGGTAATATTGTGCCCTATGGGAACGCTGTCGCCCCAGCCGGATGGCTTATTTGTGATGGCTCCGCTATAAGTCGAACAACGTATTCTGACTTATTCTCCGTAATCGGAGCGGCTTACGGCAATGGGGACGGCTCCACAACCTTTAACTTACCAGACCTTCGGGGCAGGTTTATTCGTGGCCATGATGATGGTGCGGGCAATGACCCCGATGTAGGGACGAGAAGTGCTATTGCCGGAGGCAACACCGGGGATAATGTTGGCAGTTACCAGACCGACCAATACAAACAGCATAATCACGGGATTGCCAACTATGTTGCTGGCGCTGCTGTCACAACGATGTATTTAAACACCAGGGATGCTTCCTGGGTTGATAATTATATGTCTTTAACCGGGGCTGGTGATACTCGGCCTGAGAATGTTTATTTCAAGTATATAATTCGCTATGCTATTTTAATTACATAAGGAGAGACTATGAAGATTTATCACATCCACCCAACAACCAAAGAGTTTCTTGAGAGCAGTTTCGCCCAAATTGACCCGGCGGAATCGTTAGTGCAGGACAAGGAAGTTTATCTTATGCCAGCAAACACCACAGACGTTGAGCCTCCAGAGGTTTCCGAGGGCCTTGTTTCCGTATGGGACGAAGACAAGAAGCAGTGGGCCGTTAAGCCGGACCATCGTGGAATTTATTATAACAAGCAGTCACAGGCTCGCCTCGAAGTACACCAGATAGGGTTTGAGGTTGGTGACGAGTATACCGTTATAGAACCCCCCGGGCCCGGCTATGTTTTTAATGGCGAGGTATGGGAAAAGGATATAAACAGCGTCAAGGAAGTAAGAAAAAGCGTACTTGCTGCTCAGAAGGGGTTTGCAGAAGAGCAGGCAGCTATCTTGAAGCGAATAATAGCGGGAGAGTCAGCCGATGACATACTCGCAGAAAAAGAGCAGGCTATTGACGCAGCTAAAACCATAGAGGAGGTTGAGGCAATAACGTGGAGCTAACCACCAGAGATGATGAGGTTCTTGCGGACCCCGAATCTGAGAATTATGCGAAGGGGACCAATGAGCAGATAGAGGAGCAGTATAAGCGCATACACTCTGACCTCGGTTATCTGCTCGATATGCTTGAACACCTTAACTCGTATGGAGTCCTGTATAAAGACCTTACCATATCCAGGGCTACTGTTGCGACCGTAAGTATTTCCTGGACAACTCTCTTCATCGAGGGTATCAAGTCCGAGGGGTATAGCGGAACGGTTGATATAACAGCCAGCGGCGCTGGTGGCCTCGATACTGGAGCTGAGGCGGTAAGCACCTGGTATTATATCTGGGCCATACAGGGAGAGTCGGGAGTTTCATGCCTGTTGTCAGCCAGTCACACTGACCCGACAATGCCCACAGGGTATACGAAGAAGAAACTGATAAGTGCTGTGTACAACGATGGGGCTGGTGATTTTAGAGTTTTTTACCAAGAAGGAAATTACATTAATTATGGTGCATATCTTATGTTTCTTAACGCCGGTACAGCAGGAGCAACAACCGAAGTCGATAGTTCTGCTTATTTTCCAGAGAACACAAGAGACCTTGATGTAATGTATTATCAGACTGCTGCTGTGGTAGTTACTACAATTTATGGATATATGAATGGCGGTTATCGTTTTCAGGCTTACCCGTATTCAAGTGGGGGTGGTTTACAGGAGAAAGTGACGATTGCTTCTGTGAATAGAAAGGTAGCTTATGACACAACGGGCACTCTTTATTTATATGCTTGTGGGTTTTGGTTTATGATATGAAAGCGGTAAGACACAACAGTAAAACATTTGTCCAGATAGAATCATTCAAGGGTGTCAACATAGACGACCATCCTCGAATGATTCCCGAGGACCAGCTATCTGACTGTAATAACGTATGGCTTACTTACGGTAAAATCAGACAGCGATTTGGGTATCGGGAACTGGGAACGAACCTTCCCCTGGCTGGTGTGCCCATACACGTAAAGTTCTTTGACAAGCTCTCATCGACGAGCAATTTTCTATTAGCATTGACCTCTTCCGATATTTATTACCATCAAGGGAGCTCGGACACTTGGCTCTTTTTAACCCCTATCCACACCACCGGGCAGGCGGCCTGCGCAGGTACTACCGCAGTTACCGGTGCAGCCTCGGCATGGGACAACGTCAACTGGCCGTCCCTCGTTTACTATATCGGCTTTGGGACACAGGACCCGGACGCAGTTACCACATGGTACAGGGTTGCGAGCTTTGATACGCCGACAGCACTGACCCTTGAGTCTGCCGGACCTAACACTGGCGGCAATGTCAATTATGTTATCCGCATGTGTTTCCGAGGAAACATATCGAACTATCAAAATGTTCCTGACTGGACCGTGGCCATCGACGGCTCGGTAAACGACAATATCTTTATAGTATCGAATGGCATTGACCCAGTTATGAAGTTCCGGGATTTAGCAGCTACCCCTCAGTTTACAGCGCTTGCGCCGGTAGACCTGGCGACTGTCCAAGGAAAGTTTGTGGAGTATTATGAAGACCATGTATTTCTTGCTAACATTGTTGATACCGGAACGCCTTTTCCTACGAGCATTGCTTACTCGGTTAGAGGCGACCCTTCTGATTGGAGCGGTACTGGCTCTGGTATCACTATGCTTACTCGTGATGAGACCAAGATTACCGCTTTAAAGCTCCTCAAGAAGAGGTTATATGTCTTCAAGGAGCAGAGTATCACCGAGGTCTGGCATGACGCCAGGAACGCTGCTGCTCCATTCCTGTTTGATGAGAACAAGTTCTACAAAGTCGGGTGTCCTGCGGGACGGACTATCCAGGTAATCGAGGGCAAGTTTCTAATCTTTCTCGGGAACGATAACGTCTACGTGTTTGACGGCATGAATCTCCAACCCGTAGGCAAGGGCATATCTGACTATCTGATAGACAATATCAATAAAACTTGCATGAATAAGTTTTTTTCTATTGCCATGCAGGAGTATTCATTGTATCTTCTATTTGTAGTAGAAGGTTCGGGCACAGATATAAATAAGTGTTATTGCTTTGATTACAAAAAGAACGCTTGGACCATCTGGACCCTGAATGATACCATGAGTGGGGGAGGGGATTATTCCCTGGATACGTCTGAACGATGGGTTGACGTAACCGTGGGGACGAGATGGCTTGATATGGTTGGAACCTGGGGAGATGAGACCGTTGTCGGTGGAGTACCCGTACCGGCCTTATGCGGATTGAACGGGTATATCTATGACCTCGATGAGAACTATGTAACTGACAACGCAGCAGCGATTAGCGCCGGGTTCACCACGGCGGACCTTGAGTTCGACGACCCGAAGCAGGCCAAGGGGTTTATCGAGATGCTGTTCACCCATTCGGTTCAGGCTTCTGGAGACATACAGATGAGGGTGTCTGTGGACTTTGGGGATAACTGGTCCGACTGGAGAACCATCACCATGACCGGGGATGGAGCAGTGGAGGACAAGGCGATTGCGTGGATGCAGAGAGGCAAGCAGATTCGAGTGCAGATACAGAACGTGTCGGGCTCGATGTTTGAAATAGAAGACCTTATTGCAGGGTTTGAGGTTACAGGATTGGAGGTAAGGAGATGATTTACAGAATAAGCAGTCCCGACAAAGTAAACTGGATTTTTAAATTTTTAAAGAAGTTTTGCAAGCGGGGAAAGGTGAACTACTCCCCCGGGGAACTGGCCCACTGGATTCGGCTAAACATTAATAACCCGTCCTTGCGTATTTGTGTGAGCAAGAATGGTGAGGGCATTAAGGGCTTTCATGTATCTTATCTTGTACAGGAAATAATGACGCCCACATGTTTTGTTCAGAATTTTTATTCTGAAAACAAAGAGGCGAAGGAAGAACTGGTCAACGATTTAATTGATTGGGCCGCCGACCAGGGAGTCTATAGAGTGAAATATGAAACAGCGCATGAGCCCGACTGGATGATTGAACGCTTTGACCTCGTGGAAAAGTCCAAGGGGTTTAAGGTGTGCGGCCATGTGCTTGAGAAACATTTAGAGGAGGACTGATATGGGTGGAGCAGGTAAATTTATACCGGGTCAGGGTGGCGGTGGTATCTTGGGGATGGCTGCCGGAGCAAAGGAAGGGAAGACCATGTCTTCTTCCGGCTGGACCCCTCAGCAGACCGCACTTGCGAACCAGATGTCGCAATATTATGGTGAGAACCTCGGGGCATACAGGCCCCAACTTGACCAACTGATGTCAGGGCAGCCCTCAACGCAGGTTAATCCGGCAGCAACACGGGAGTTTTTTCAGCGAAATATATATGAGCCTGCCATGCAGGAGTACCAGGACGTAACCGTACCCACCCTTGGCGAGCAGATGGGTCAGAATTACTGGTCCACGGCGAGAAGGGGGGCTGAACAGAAGGCGTTGCAGGGAACACAGCAGATGCTGGCAAAGAACCTTGCGGACCTTCAATACAAGGACGAGCAGGCACGCAGGGGGCTCCAAGAGAGCGCAATGAACAGGATGCTCCAGGCTTATCAGTTCACTCCTGAGATGATGGCCACCAGGCTCCTGTCGCAGCAGCCAATAAGCACGGCCTATATGCCGAGCCAGGGAGCTTTTGGCCTTGGACTACTCGGGCTGTAAGGAGGAATCATGGACCCATTGACAATAGCAATGGCGGTGAACTCCCTGAGGAGGAAGCCCCAGGTAATGAGCGTGGGGGGCAAACTCAATGCCGCCCCTCAGCCAGATAAAATAGGGCAGGCGCTTTCTCTTGCCTCGCTGGGGACGAAGATATTTGGAGGGCCCCCGCCGGAGCTTCCCAACGCAGATTTGAGTGCCGGAGGAACGGGGCCTGGTCTTGCGCAACTGAACAATGTGCAGGCCATGACTGGCGGCCAGAACTTCCCTAACCAATTGGCGAGTTTTGGTTCACCAGATAGCGACCTTGACTTATGGAAAAGGCTGTTTCCCGGTTATGGCTCCACCGGGCTAGGAGGTTAGTATGGCACTACAGGTAATTCAACCAAGAAGAAGTTCTCTTGCCGATTTGATGTCGGTATGGAACGCTTATACAGGCTATAAAAACATGCAGACACAGAGGGCTAACGTTGCAGCCAGGCAGGGCGATACGGAAGAGTATGCGAGACTCATGGGCCTTGATAGCATTTTTCGAGATAGGACTGTGAAGCCTTGGTATACCCGACTTGCCGAATGGGTTGCAGAGCCCGAGGTTGGTTCGGACGAATGGAAGAAGAGAATGAAGGAAAAACACGGGGTTACCGTATCGGAAAAACCCGGAGAAGAGGCTTTTAAGAAATCACTCGAAGGCATGAGCCGAGAGGACTGGCAGAAGTATTTGTCCATGAGGCCAACCGGGGGTGGCGATAATCGTGGAAGTATTTACGATGCTCTTTACAGAGAAACCATTTCTCCGGAAACGGATAAGGATATGAAGGGAGAAAGGGTTGCCACTCGGGTAAGGGCGGCCACTCCTGATGTCGAGCCAACGTCTATTCCCGAAAAGGGCTTTACCAGGAAGGAGGCCCTGAAATGGATGAAGAAGGTTCAGGCTGAACAGAAAAAGTTTGCTACTCAAGAGCAGGCTGCGCTTGCCGAGAAGATGATGGACGACGCCTTGGAAAATCAGGACCCGCAGGATTGGCGGATGTTGCCGGGGGCCGGATATAAAAACAAAACAGCCAACCTCTACAACATGGTAATGAAGAAGGTTCGGGAAGCCAAGACCCCGGAAGAGGCACTGTCCTCACTGAACGAGGCTTATGACTGGCAAGAGCAGATGGACGCCGGAGCGGGCCGTATGGGTCACCTGAAAGCCGACCAGGCAGAAAGGCTTTACCTGAAAAAGATAAAGAAGTATGAAGATTTAATTAAAAAGCGTGGTCGAGGGGGGCTCGTACTTTATGACATCCGACCCGGCCAGAACGCACGACGCTTAACACCGGCTGAGGTACGACAAGTATTAAGGAAGCCCGGATGGAACAGATGGTATCAGACGGCATGGCAGCTAAAGCGTCATAAGGCACACATTCTTCAAAACCGGAAGGATACCATGAAGGCTATAGACGTTATCAGTCGGTCTTGGGACCCCAACCAGTCGGCGGGAGCGAAGCAGTATCTCAGCAACTTGACAGAGGGCTCTGGAGTGAATATTAATGTTCCAAACAGGGTCGAGCAGGTAGTTCCTAATTATACAGGTATGCCAAGAGGCGGGACCCAATTTCCCTACAGAAAGCCCCAGGCAAATACTGGCGAAAGAGTCGTAAATGGAGTGAGGATATATCCTAGATGAGTTGGGAAGAAATTATAAGCCAGCCAGCGTACCAGGCATTAACCGACCCAAAGAAGAAAAAGGAAGTTGCTGACGCCTATATCGAGAGCAGGATTCAGCAGGACAATCCCTATATAACCCCGGAGCAGAAAGCCGAGGTCTATCAGGCCATGTATCAAATGATGGATGAAGTGGAGTCAAAAGGTGTTATGGCTCCCCCGGCTGACCAGCCCGCCGAGTATGAAGGTTTCAAGATGCCTGAAGTTCTTGACACAGGCCAGGTTGTTGAGGGTGAGCCGGTAGTTAGCCCCGAGGATTCGGAAAGAGTCTGGCAAGAAACAACTACCCAGCAGGAAAAGGCGGCTTTCTTTCTTGAGCAGTTCCGAAATATGGATGCGGAGCAGCGACAGGCAATTTTAACCCAACTACCAGAAGAACAGCAGAGACAGATTCAGACAGCAGCCTTCGAGGGTAAAACCCAAAAATCCGTTTGGGAATCGCCTATTGTTTGGGGGCTGATTGATGCCATGACGATGGGTGCAGGAAGCAAGGTTGGAGCAATACTGCATGGTGTGGCGGGGGCGGTTATGGCCACGGAACCAAAATTGTTCCCAGCCTATATTGGCGGCATGGCCGGTACGGCGGTAGCAAAGGGTCTCGCCAAAAAGGCAGGTTCGGCCTTGGTTAAGAAAGCGTTTTCCCCAAAGCTGGCGATGGAAGACCTTGCGGCAATGTATCCCAAGGGATATAAGCCTGGCGTGGATTATATATCTACAATCAAGGCGTCCATACAAAAGTACGAGACCGAAGAAGCGAAGAAGATCGCAACAAAGATAGAGAAGCAGGTAGCCAAGGGGGAGAAGGTTTCGGCAATGGTCGAGAAACTCCCCGAGTTTGTGAAGAAGCCAGCGAGGGCAGTAAAAGAGGGCTATGGAATAGCGAAAGAAACCGTTTCTCGCCCCATACAAAAGATATTCCGGCCAAACGAGGAGTTCTATAGAAAGAACGCCCAAGCAGCTTTCGAGGATGGGAATGTAGGTGCTGCGAATGTTCTTGATATGTATGGACAGGCAACCAAGCAGAAGAGGGAGTTATTTGTCGAGAATATAAACGACGGTATTATTGTATCGAAAGCGAAGGCCATTGCCAGGGGTTTCAATCTTGCGCTTTTCGACAGGTCAGGGACAGTAAGAAGGTCCCTGGAGGGGCTGGATAAGGCTCAGAAAAACCTGTATAAAGAAATGCTTCGTGAGGGCAAGATGACAAGGGAAGAGTTTATTGGCGCCTGGGGCAATTACAAAGACTTCGGTCATAAGACGATTGTTCATCTCGTAAACTCAGCAGGAGCGCCTGGGGAAGCAAAGAGAATTGTAACAAATTTAAGAAATCAAATATTCAAGGGGACAAACAGAAACCAGCGAAGGATTATAGACACCATCCTTCAGTCAGAACGAACAATAGAGGTTGCGTCCAGGGTCAAGCAAATGCCCGGAGGCCGGTCTGTTGCCGAACACCAAGAGGCTCTTGCGTTTTTGAAAAAAACATACCCGAAGGATTATGCGGCGGCATACAAAAAAGCCGAAAGGGTCTGGATGGCCTATCGAGAGGCCCTTTGCCAGTTCAGGGACGAGGGTTTAATATCTGCGGAAAGTTTTCAAAACCTGCTGAGGGATGGGTTAAAGTATAATCCCCGTGAAATAATAGAGCGCATTGATCCGCTTGTGAAATCACCAAAGGGCGGTGGCCAAATATCAATTCACTCTTCTGGATTGAAGGCTATAACGGATAAGGGGACAGAAAAGCTCTTAAATATGGATTCATTTGAACTCCTTCAGAATTACATTGGGCGGATGCAGTCAAGAATATTCAAGAACAGGGCTGCGAAGTCCTTACACGACGTTGCGGTGAATGTTCCAAACAACGGCATAGTAAGGAGAGCGGCGGTACTGGAAAAAACCCCTGCGGATATGATGGAAATTGCTGCAATGGTAAAAGGAAAACCAGCCAAGATGTTTGTTGACAAGAAGTTTGCAAAGGAATGGATTCTTGGAGACCCCGAGACCAATACCCTGCTTATCAAAAGCATCGGCTGGCTTTCGGGGGCAGTGCCGACAAGGGCTGCTGCGACTGTTCTTAACCCACTCTTTGCCGTTGCAAACTTATTCAGAGATGTTCAGCATATCTACATGACTCTTCCAAAGCTCTATCACTCCAACCCTATTGTTTTTGCTGGACAAATGTTAAACGACTTGAACGCCGTAAAGGGTGATCTTCTTTTCAAGAGGGGACTTTATGTTAATGCTATCAAACGTGGCATGGACATGGATTACCTCACACAGCAGGGTGTTATTCAGATTCCAGGGCTTCGCAAATTGACCGAGGTCATGGGTTCGTGCAGTAGCTTCTCCGAGAAGTGGACTCGTCTTGCCATCGTCAAGAGGTGCTTGCGAAAAGACATGGGTATGGACGAGGCTGTTTTTCAAGCAAGAAACTATCTGGACTTTAACCAAGGCGGATGGTTTACCAAGGCGTTAAATAACGGTATTCCCTTTTTTAATGTTGGGTTCCTGGCTACCCGAGGCTTGGCAAGGGCAGCGAGACAAAGTCCAGTAGAGTTCGCAAAGAGGCTTGGGTATATGTGGCTTATGTCGACCGGGACTTATTATGCAAACAGGATGATGCCCGAGTGTTACCGGGCCATGCCCCATCACTTCAAAGAAAATTATCTATCGTTTTGCTCCCCTTGGGTTGAGCGGGACGAGCACAAAGACTTGCAATATTATTTTTTTACGCTACCGATGGAGCAAACGGGGAGGCTCTTCCATACTTTTTTTACCCAGCTTTCCGCACGGATGATGGGGGATACTGATAACTTCGATGTGGCGTCCCTGGCACGAGCCAGCAGGGATATACTTGCCGTAACCCCTGAAAGTGTAATGCCAACAACTCTCCGGGCAGCCTTGGGTTATGGTATCAACTATGATTTCTGGAGGAACGAAGAGATATGGAAGGGGTGGAAAGATATTAAACCGTCCCTTGAGGTTGATAAATCAGTACACCCTTTTTTCCAAAACCTTGGCAAGAGCTATGAGGACCTTTCACCAAAGAGATTCCAGCGTTCAATGGAGATGATATTCACCCGGAACAACCCGTTTATCTCGATGGTTGGGTACGGCTACAAAAAATTATTTGATGCCATGCCAGAGGAAGAGAGGTATCAAACTCAGAACGAAATGCTGACCCAACTCCCCCTGATAAGAAGTTATTATCGAAAGTCAAGTACGAGGTGGCTAGAGGAAGAGGCGTACAAGGGCCAGCGAGTCGAGGAGAGATCGAGGCTGTTTGTTCAGAACAAGACGATAGACGAAATGGCTGACGACGTGACTGCCGGAGGGTTTCAAAGGTTGCAGCAGTATGTTATGGGTCAGCCGGTGGAGGACAGGCAGCGGCTGGTCCGGCGATATAAAACAGCCAGGATATTATCTGGAGTACCGAATCGAAGTTGGATTTTGACATCGAGAAACCAGCCGGAGAAGGTAAGGGCACAAATGTTTTTTGATAAGTGGAGGGTCCTTGACAGTGAAGGGCGCACTCAGCTTTTCAGGAATGTTCACCGTTCACCGGGCTACCTGTCAAATAGGTTTAAATATTATTTTAACCGACTCAGAACTGAGGCGAAGTTATGAAGATGAAAAGACTTCCATGTGTTACCTATAAAACACAGCGAAACAATAAATGGTATAAGCGTTCGGCCTGCTACAATACCTCAATGGCGATCTCCATGCAGGACTGTCTCGACTCAATCGGTATGACCCCGCAGGACATTGGATGCGGAGAGGACCAGCAACTCGAAGACTATCTGTATGTGGTATCGCAGTCGGATGCCATGCAGAAATGGATGAAACAGGCGGCGTCACGGTATGGACGGTGGCTCCTTAAATACCTCAAGGCGGTACGAATGGTGGCGGTTGCCGAGGACGAGATATTCAACCGGCTTATGAATAAGCACGGATTCAAGTCCACCTTCTATGAGAACATGCCCTGGGAAACGTTCAAGAGAAAGCTCGAATATCCCTCGGTTGTTCGTGGCAAGTTCCCAATCCTTCTTGGCGGCGGTCACATGTGCTGCTGCATTGGGTATCGGGAAGAAAGCAATGGCGATGACATTATTATTGTGCATGACCCATTTGGTAATGCACTGAAAAAATACAAGGACCACGACGGGAATACTATGGAGTACCCGGCAAAGAAGTGGTTCGTGAAAAAGAAAAGAATATTTACTAATTTGATTGAGAGGTTGTGATGCCAAAAACATGGAAAGATAAGTTGATTGACAAGTTCCCTAAGTTGACACGGCAACAGGTGTTCCTGCTTTTCGCCCTGCTTGCCATCATAGCACTTATTATTTTTGTGCCGTTTACAATCGACTGGGGCAAGTTCCACTGTGAGAAGGGTGCGGTGAAAACAGAGGGTAAGAAATGAGGTTTCGATACGTCGCACTGATAGCGGTGGCCGCCTATGCCATTGGAATTATATCGTATCATTCTTATGTTAAGAGAACCAGTCGTATTATTGTGTCTCCTGTTACTCTTACTACTACTAAGATTCACCGAGTCAAAGAAGTCTTGACGTTGCCGGACGACGAGAGGCTGGTCGAGTTAAAGAAATGTTTCCTGAGCGAACTGACCATCGAGACGTACATGGTTAAGCGGACCCTGATGAGGGTCAAGGCTTACGACCAGTGCAAGACCGCCACTCGTGACTTCGAGATTGACGCAGTTGCTACCGCCGGAAACTGGAAGCTGTATTTGATACCGCTTGGAGTCGGGATGGCAATTGGAGGATATTATCTATTAAAATAAAAATAGCCCTGAGAGGCGTTTTATTTCGCTTCGAGGGGTATTCCCTATGCTCTCCTTAAAAACCCCCTGAACACCCCTGTTTCGCAAGAGTATGGGGCTATTTTGGGGCACATCTGTAACTTCTCCTATTGATTGAACCTCTGGATTCGGGACCCAGGGGTTCTTTTTTTCTTCCTTTTTGAAAAAAAAAGTTGACAACCGAAAACAATGTTTATATATTAACAATAGTAAACATTATAAAAGGAGGGAAAATGAAGAATGAAAAGGAACAACGGGTTTTCATGGGAGTCAGGCTGAAACCTTCTTTAAGGGAAAAGATTCTCAAGACCTGCGAAAAGGAAAACCGTACCATGTCGAACGTTATCGAGATTGCCATTGAAAAATATTATGGAATAAAAAAGTGAAAGAGGTATTTCACATCGACGGCAAGGAGATAACGATTGAAACCGATGTTTATTTGAAAACAATAATCAATGGTTTCAAAAAAGAAGAAAGAGAAGAAATGAAAAAACAATTAAAGGAGAAGTCAGATGGATAAAAATTATTATGTAATTGAGAATGACGGAGAAGCCTCACCGAAAAGTTTTTTCGTCATGGGTATGACTTCAAAGTCCGTGGAAGACGAAACCATCGGGCAGTTTGGAACCGGCAACAAGTATGGTCTCGCTGCGGTGCTGCGGTTCCAGGACAACATCACCATTACTACCGGGCTCAAGAGATTGAAGTTCTCTTTGCAGGAAGAGAAGTTCAGGGGAAAGACATGCAAGATGGTATATGTCAAGGTTGGCAGAAAGACCGTCCCCGCAGGATTCACTTCGGAGATTGGCGTTCTCAACTGGGACCTGGCGAGCGGTATCAGGGAGTTGATATGCAACGCCATTGACGAAGGTGGTTACCGATTTTTCACAGCGGACACCATTTCCGGGAAGAAAGGAAAGACAAGAGTCTTCCTTCCTGCTATCGAGGGAGTTAAGAATTACTTCGAGCAGGTATTGGACAAGACCTTCACATTCAACAGGAAGGCTGTATTCCAGAACGATCATGGTATTGCCTACGAGAAACAACCGGGCTCAGACGCCAGTGTTTTCAGGAAGGGCGTTCGGGTATATACCAACAAGGTAAACTCCGTTTATGATTATGACCTCTTCGATGTTGCGGTGGGGGAAGACCGGTCTTCGAGCCTGTGGGATGTTCGATGGGAACTGCAAAAACTTCTGGATGATGCTCCGGTTCACGCCAAGAAGAAGATATTGAAACTTCTTCGGGAAGACCACGAGTGTCTGGAAGAGTGCAGCGCACTCGACCACTGTACCCCGAGCAGCGATTGGGCTATGGCCCTGGAGGACGCTGTTATTGTCACTCCCGAAGAGGCCAAGCTGTACCGGGACCACCTGGTATCGTTTGACCCGTTTGTTTTGCCGCTTTCATGGGTGGGCTATCTGTCCAAGAGGGAAGAAGTTCTCACCATCGAGAGCGTGTTATCAAAGCAGAGCTTGAAAGGCTGGGAGGATGTTTGCCTGAACGCCTATGATGAGGAGATTATCGAAGAGGCCGTTTCCATTCTCCACAGGGCTGGGTATGACATAGTGAGAAACGATGTGATTGTTGCCAACAACAACCAGTCAGACATACTCGGATCATACCTCGAAGGGGAGATATACATTAACCTCAAGGCCGTCCGGGGAGGATTGGACCTGACCCTCGAAACTCTGGCCGAGGAGTTGTTTCACAAAATGAGCAAGGCGTATGACAACACTCGGGAGTTTCAGACTTTTTTAATCAGGCAAGCGCTGTATCATGTCAAACAACGATTATTTCTGGAGGATTTATATGGACGAAAAAATGAAAGGACTGTATGCGGACCTTCCCGAGAAGGCGGTTCAGAGGACCAAGGGGAATAAGACTGGCCGAGGGTACGACACCACCGGCTACTCGTACCAGTACGTCGCCGACATGCTGAATGAAGTTCTCGGTTTCGACTGGGGTTTCGAGATAGTCGTGGTCAATGCCGAGAAGGGAAAGTACAAGCAGTCAGGCAAGAACAAGTGGGAGATAACGGTCATGCTGAAAATCATCATTGACGGAAAGCCGAGCAGACCTATGGCAGGTGGACATGTCGCAATCCTGCACAGTGACGCACTCAAGGGGGCCATTACCAATGCCCTCAAGAAAGCAGCAGCACTGTATGGTGTCGGCTCCAAGGCGTTCCGGGATGAGATTGACGATGATAACGTTCCCATTACGGACCAGAAGTCGGACCTGGACAAGGGCGTGGACGCAGTAAAGGATGCCTTTAACGGGGAAGAGGTTCCCTATGATTAAGATATTCAAGAAGAAGCGTGAGAAGGGGGATGAGTTTCTCCCGAAGGAAAAGCGGAAGCAGGAGAAGGCTGAGGCGAACAAGAGCCGTGGCAAGTTCAGCCGGGGGATTGCCGATTTTCTTCGAGGGGGAAAGAAGCAAAAGTATCGTATCAGATACGTAACCCACTTCCGTATGTGGAAGTCAACATGCGACAAGTGTGGAGAGGTTTACGTAAAAATGATAAAGGATGCACGAAGGAATTGTCCCAAGTGCATGAAAAAATTTGATAAGGAGAAGGGTATATGAAAGTAATTGATGTGATTGAAAAGCAAATGATGGCCGAGGAAGAGGAGACCCGGGAGCGCAGGTCTTACTGGCCGTCGGAGGCAACCATGTGTCTCAGGAAACTTTTTTACAAGTGGACCGAGACACAAGAGTCTAACCCCATACCGCCGTCCGGTCGATGGAAGATGGACATGGGGAACGCCGGTGAGTCAGTTTTGAGGGAGTGGCTCAGTAAAACCGGGCTTGAACTCCTCGGGAAAATGAAGGCCGAACTTGACGTTGAAGACCTCAACTATCCCATCAGTGGAGAGGCCGACGAGATAATCAATGATGAGAAAGGACTGCTGGGTCCGATAGGGGAGCGGGTTGGTATTGAGGTTAAGACCAGTTATGGAAATGGAGTCAGGGCCATTAAGGAGAATGGAGCCAAGGACGATCACGTTGCCCAGTGCATACTGTATATGCACATGTTTCACACCAGGGAATGGCGTCTTATTTATGTTAGCCGAGACGACGGCTATCGGTTAGAGTTCGTTATTACTCGTGACGATTTTGGCACTGTCTATGTTGACGGGAAAGAGTTTCCGAAGTCTTTGGGTAATTACCTTGACCGGTTCCGGGAGCTGGAAGTGGCCGTTGAGTTAGGGAAACTCCCGGATAGAGAGTACCGTGCTGCCATCAAGAATGGCGAAATCAAGACCAAGTTCCAGCAGGACAAGGTTGAGTACCGAACCGACTGGCAGTGTGGCTATTGTCAGTTCAGGAACCTGTGCTGGAAGGAAGAGCTTGAGCGCTATGCAGATTCAACAAACATAGAAATCTTTGCAGAGGAGGAGTGATATGGCCATTGACCAAAATTCAGTAAATGTTGTAGGCAGGCTTACGGCGGACCCGGTGCTAAAGTATACCCAGTCGGGCAAGGGAGTGTGTGAGTTCTCCATCGCAAACAACAGGACGTTCGGGGAAAAGGAGAACGTATACTTCTTCAACTGCGTGGCGTGGGGAAAGGTAGCCGAGGTCGTCAGTGAGCACTTGAGAAAGGGCCACCAGGTCGCAGTCTCCGGGAACCTGGAACAGCGGCGATGGGAAACGGACGAGGGGGCAAAGAGAAGCATTATCCAGATAGTTGCCCGGGAAGTCCAGTTTCTCTCAAGGCCGAAGGGGGAGTGATGGGGGATTATTTTAATTTTGATAACCACGAGCGTGACTTCGATGATTACGCCTTTATGGCTGGGGCAGCTATATTTGCTATTCTTACCTTGGCTATTCTTATTTTCATAGGGCGAGGGATTCTCGGGATTGTTTTATACCACTTGGGGTATCTGTGATGAGGCCCGGTGTAATCCTGTTTGCTGCGACCGTGATAACTCTTGCCAATATTATACTGCTCGTGATTCTTTTAATTATTGTGATAAGGATGTAATAAAATTTCTTGACAATACCCCCTGGTGTGCTATTTTGGATTATGCTAGGGCAGAGTGAAAGGTATGATGCTATTATTTTGTGGAGGAATAATAGGAAAGTGCCGACTGCTGTGTCCTAGCAAACATAGCATACCAAGTCGGCACTTTTTATTTTTCAGGGGGAGTTTATGAATAATGACGGGGGAGTATATCTTAACAATGATCTTATCTGGCTTACGGTATCAAAGTATGAATTGTTTATTGAACACGGGAGGATTGGAGTGGATGCAATGCAGCTTTATTTACATCTGATGTACACCGCCCGAAGACAAGCAACCAACTCTGTATGGGCCAACAATAAGTATATACGGCAGGGCTTGAAGTGGGGCAAGGATAGGTTGCTCAAGGCAAAGAGTTTATTGTTTGACCTTGATTTAATCGAGCAGAGACAGAGGAAAAACGAGGCTGGGAGGTTTGAAAAGACGTACATAATAGTCAAAACTTCAACAGTTTTACTTGAACCCAATACCGGTGGTCTCGAAACCGGTCACCCGTCCACCCGCCTGCCGGTTTCAGACCCTAAATGCTTTAACCAAAAAGAGAAATGCTTTAACCAAAAAGAAAGTATAGTCCGAACAGTCCTTGAAGCGTGGAATAACGAGGATATACTCATCAAGCACGAAGAAAAGGTGGTAAACCGATACCTTAAACTAAAGCATTTCGAGATAATAGAGATGTATGGGGTTGATAAGGTGGTTGAGGCTATCAAACTATATGCGCAGGTACTCCGTAATCCGTGGCAGAAATTTGATTATCGTTGGCAGCTATGGAAGTTTATCCAGCAGGACAACGCTTTACCCGTATTCCTGCCGGAGGCGAAACCTCTTGAGATGTTGATAGACGAGGAAAAGAAAGAGGAGTACGAGCGTAAGAAAAAGATGGATGTGTACCTGACTAAAGTCCAGAAGGAGGAAGCTGATGCTCGCAGAAGAACTGGTTGAATGGTTTGTCAATTACTACAAGGATGCAAACGAGGAGAACATCGAGGCTATCCGGGGGTGGGTCCGAAACAACGTGGCTCACGAGAACCTGGAGGAGTTCCGGGACGCACTCATCGAGGAGTACCCGTATAAGACCATACCAACCGTAGCTAAGATACGGGAGATATGGGAGCTCAAGAGACCGGGTATGTCTATCTTTGGTTTTACTGCACCCTGGCTCAGGGTTGCGATGGTTACTTCCGAGTGGAGTATTCCGAGAATATTCCAGAGGTTCGTGGACTTGAGGAGTAAGGCGTGGAATGGCGAGGGGCTCAACTGGTCGCAGGAAGTATTCGTCACCATGTACGAGGACTTGTATTATAACTACCAGATACTCCTTGAGAACGGCTGGGAAGAAAGCGATGTTATCAAACATCTTGAGGAGATGAAGATAGACCAGCTATGCCGGGACGGGGAACGCTTTTGGGTGGACCCGGACGAATTGATTGGGCCCAAGACAAAGCGGATGCTCGACAAAGACCCGATACCGGAGCCGGAATGATTTTTCAGGTGTTGCGGATTATAAATGACTCACCGATGTTCGTGAAACAGGAGTCGGAAGACCTATCGGAGGTTAAGTGTGAATACTGTGGTGGTGTTTGTGAGAGAGGGAAACGATGTCAAGGCTGTGGGGCCTAAATAATGAGTGAAACAATTTTATACCCAATAAGACGCAGGTATATTGTTCCCGAGAAACTATCAGCACAGCCGGGAATGGAGGAA